AGTGTCGTTTTCCGGCTGCGCAGTCTCGGTTCCCATAGCAGCTTTGACTGCCTGTCGGAAACCATCCATTGTGTAGCCGGTGTTCAGCTGCTTCCAGAGATGTTCCGGGTCACCGTGATTGCTGGCGATACCACGTTTGTAACCTTCTGCATGACTGATGATCACTCCATCAGCAGTCGGGTCAAGGCTGTATTCCTTGCATAGAAATGTAAACAACTCCACAGCTGCTTCATAAGTACGCTTGGCCACAGCCTTTGCAGTTGCCGTATCGGAGCAGGTAAAGGTAGCGCCGCCGGTGTACTTGATGCAGGCAGGCTCACACATCTCCACGCCGATGTGGGTGTTGTTGGAGCTGCCGCCACCATGCCAGCCACGATGGTTCCAAGGCAAGGTCTGGTAGACAGTGCCGTCATTGCCATCAATGAAGCCGTGAACGCAGGCACGGTCGTAGCTTTCGCTGTTCCAGTTCTTAATGAAAACCGCAGCGCTGGGCTGAGGACAGCCAACGGAGTGGAGCATTAGACCCTTTACGGTGATTTTCTTCCCGGCCTTATAGCACGGGTTCTTTGTCAAAATCGATTCAACCAACTTCATATTATTTATCCTCGCTTTCTGTGTTTTCAGCTCGGTCGTGGAGCTGTTCCAAGATGTCCTTTAACTTTTCCGGGATAGGCAGGCCAAGGTGTGCCGCATTCTCCAGAAGAGATACACCTTCATTGGAAAGATAGAAGAAAATAACCGCTGTTCTGAGTACGCTACCGTCACCGATGACGTTGGCATCCAAGATGTGTGCAATTCCCACAAGAGTGAAAATCAGCACCTTGCGGCAGATGCCCTTGAAGCCGACGGAGCTGGACAGGTTCTTGTCCACGATGGCGCACATGACTCCCGTGATGTAGTCCACAACCACAAATGCCACCAGTGCATACAGAAGACCGTCAAAGCCTCCCAGGAACCAACCGAGCCAACCGCCAAGGGCAGTAAAGATGATTTGAATGGTGTTCCATAAATCCTTCATAGTAAAATCCTCGCTTTCATAAATTTTTGTATGCAAAAAGGGCACCCACCAAATTGGCAGATACCCTTAAAGCCGTTATTCAGTTTGCTTGGGCAGCCATTCCCATACTCGCATATCTTCCTGTCCGAGGGACCACATACACATCCCTCGCAGCTTCCAGCGGTATGCCGCCTGATTCGCCCAATAGATCAGGCTGTCCACATCCTGATAATACAGAATGGAAAAGCCATCTGAGTCCCCAAGGAACAGTCTGGAAATCCAGATGTTAATGTCCCTTGGGACGATTGTTGCCGTGTAGTCGTTCCCACACTCCAACGCCATGATGTCCGAGTGGTAAAACTCATAGTCCAGAGAGATGCTTTCGCTTCTGGTGGACGATTCCTCCACATCGGAGGTCAGCGTAAACACCTGAAATTCCTCATCCCATGTGCAGTTGCTACGCTCAATTCTGCCGTAGGAGGTTTCCGTTCCGTCCGGCATCACCACATCGAACCTCTCATAAGGCTCATAGGTCCATGCATCTCCCAAGCGGAGCAACTGACAGTTTACTTTGTTATCGGAGCGTATGCCTGCATAACCGCTGACATCACTGACCGTTGCAGTAAATCGCAGCGTGTTGGATGCAGAGGAATATACACGCACCTTACTGCCACGCTTACGCATTTCAATGGTGTAGACATTCGGATTGCTGCGCAGGTCTGCCTTTGCTGTTTTGGAAAAGCTGGTGGCATAGCTGCCTTTCAGCGTGGAACCCTCATACAGTTCAATGCACTGGCTGTCATAGTTGTAACAGCAGAACAATGAACCAAGGAAAATTCCCGCTTTGCCGCCACCGTCCTCCGGGAAGATAATTTGCGCCCTCAGATGGATATCGGAAAAACCATCATAATTCCACGCAAGCTGACCGTAACCTTCAAGCTGAGAGTACGGTCGACTCGTATCGCCGTAGGGCAAATCCTCCTGCCACACATCCCATTCCCCAGAAAGAACCGTCCAGTAGCTTTCGGGGATTTTCTGCTCATCTCGGAAATCCTCATACCACACAAGTGCCGAGTCAGGCTTTCTGCGTAGCATTTCCAATGTCAGCTTGAACCCTGTGGCGGGTCCCACCATATTGCCGTTCACATCCTTGAACTTTCTCGGAGCAAGGGTGTATTCTGCTTGCCCTGCGGTCGGTTCTTCCGAAAAGTCGGTGCAAACACGGAAACCATAGAACTGCACACCGTTGACGCCAACAGAAATTGTCAGTGTATGCTCTCCGGCAGATAGGCTTACTCCCTTGGCGAGAGTTGCCCAGAAGGTAGTCCTCCAATATGGCCACCAAATCCTATCCTCGGAAAAGTGAACCATGCTGCCGTCCAACGATGCGTAAATGCTGTTCTTATCCCAAAACGGATAGCATAGGCGAATGGCAACATCGTAGGTGCCGTCCTCATCAATAGTGAACTTGTAGGTGGCAGAACCCTCATCGCCGAGAGTTACCAAGGTTTCAGACACGGATACCACACCGGAATAACTGTCCGGCTCGGCATTGTGGTCGATAAGAATATCTCCGAACTCCGTCTTTTGCTGTTTGGCATAAGCGGTCAGATAGCGTCTGCGGTTGTAGGTTTCCGACATCTGCGGATACTCCTTTGAAACGGCATCTCTGCCTTCCATGTAGTCATACACATGGGGCAATGCCCACGGCCCCATATCGTAGTCATCCCAATAGGAAACAATGGGGATGAAGGGCTGCGGAGGTGTATCGTCTGTAAAGTTATACAGTCCCTGCATCCAGTATTTCGCAGCATAATAGGTGTGGGAAGTTCCTCTGTAATACTTGCCCAGGTTCTCCGGTGTATCGTAAATCTGCCAGTTCCATCCGTAGGCAGGCATACCGAGGAATACTTTATCGGGGTTCATTACCTGTGTAGCATAGTCGTAAATGCCTTCAAGCCAACTGCGAGGCGAAACAGGTCCGGGAGCAGAACCCGCCCAAGCCATACCATAACTCATGATGGATGCCGTATCGCAGTATTGGTCGAGGTCACCGTATACACACCAGTTCTCACCACCGACCGAGCCGTTGACCGAAGTCATACCCGGCAGGCAGATGTTCATCTCCTTGGTGGAGTCATAGGCTTTGACCGTTTCATAGATGTGCTTGAACATAGCCGTAGACGCTTCGTGGGTGGAATAGTCATCGCCTTTTTCAAGGTCGATATCCACGCCACTGCACCACGGATATTTCTCCATGATACGGACAAGTTCCGAGCAGAAGGTGTCCTGTGCGCCGTCCGTGTTATCACGGAGAGCCTTGAAGATAGAGTTTGCACCGTCATTGGCAATGGTAAGCAACCAACGGATGTGGGGCCACTTGTTGATGTAGGTCAGCATATTGCTGATAGCAACACCGCTCTCGGTAATCGTTCCTGTGGCATCCACCTTGAAAGAAAACAGACCAATTGTGTCGATACGGTCGCCGTAATCACGGAGAGCCTCATACATACGGGCATTGCCCATGAATGTCCACACCATGATGCGTTTGCCTTTTAATTTATCCCTCAAATCGACACACCTCCATCCGTCATCTGCTGCAATTCAAAAAGCACCCTGGCAGACTTTCCGTCCTCCAAGGTAACCATGTGCTTGGAATCCCAAGCGGCACTGTATTGATAAAATCCCTCTTTCGGTTCGGTGACACCGTTTTTGGTGCATTCTCTGACCGAAGCCAAAAGTGCAAGGTCATCCTCGGCAGCGAGAGCATTTGGGAAAACAACTCTCTGACCACCCACACCCTGGGCAAGTTGCACCGAGCCTGCCGCCATATCGGATTTCGGATAGATATGGACATCCAAGCCGCCGGAGGTGTCACCGACATTGCAGACAATGACCGTTTCCGCAGAGCGAACCACACCATTGAACCACACCTTGGAGTCTTCCGTCAGTCGGCTCTCGGTGTGAGGCACATAGCCTGTCAGCGCCGGTCCCTCTTGCAGCATAAGGTCAGTAAACCAAATCGTGCCGGAGCAGTTGGTAAGGGTAGGTTTTACCGTAACACTCACAACACGCATATCCTGCTTTTTGTTTATGACCTCTGCCAGTCGGATAAAAACGGGATTAGCCATCAAGCACCCATTTCATCTCACAAGGATGACCTACCCATCCCGTGGCTACAGAACCGGGCTGCAGCAAAAGGTCTGTAATATACAAAGTGCCTGTGCAATTAGTAATGCACACACGCACTGTAATGGATTTCACTTTGGAGAAGTAGCTTTCCGGCGTAATCTTCTCCGATGTTTTAGAAAAATAAGCCATAAGCACCTCCATCAGTACAAATCAATAAATCTTGTTTCTGTGCTGCCGTCCTCGTATTCGATAACCACCTCAATGCCCACCTGGGCATCATCAGATAGCTTCTTTAAGTCATCCGAAGCAATCTGTGCCGACAGTGTATAACTGCTACGGTTGGACGGATACACGGTCTGGGCAAGGCTCAAGGTCATACCTTCCACACCCACAGCCTTAAAGGATGCTGTGCCGGATGCACCGTTTTCTCCGTCTGCCTCAAAACCGGAACTGACCCAATAAGCAAGTCCATCATCGGCACGGGAGTTTCGCAGATGATTGAACGGCACAAGTTCACGGATATCGTTGTTGGATACCATTCCTGTGCCTTCCAAAGCATCGGCAATGGTATCAATGGAACTGACCGAACTGCCGAGGTTTTTGAGCGTGGTGGAAAGTTCCAATACCGTGTTCCAAGGCTCCTGCAGGTTGTATTCACGGCGCACGATACGGGTGGTAACAGAAAGTCCCAAGTCCTTATCTTCCACACGGACATAATCACCGAGGTTCCACGTTTCATGCTCATATCCTGTCAGCACGGACAAGTCCATCGCATTCAGCACGTAGGAAACGGAAGGCTTGCAGTATTCCGCAAGGCGCATGGCCGTGTATTCCTTCATCTGATACGGGTTGGTAAAGGAAGAACAATCCAAAGTAGTAATACGCACTTCCTTGGAATAAGTGAAATCCTCAAGGTAAGGCTTGCCTCCGTTGATGTCGGCAAAGGTCATTCCGTTGGCACCAACCGCATAAAGCCTTGTTACAAGGGAGCGGGTGTCCACAACACGCTCGATGCTTTTCATATTCTTCTTATACGCAAACAAGGCACCGCTGTCTTTGCCATTTACCGTCAGCAGATGCACCAGTCGGTTCGGACAGTCAAAAACAAGGTCGCCGCCGTGAAGATTGGCAACGCTACGGAGGATGGAAAGAGCGTTCTTTTCCGTGGAAGTCCATGTTCGCTTGGTGGTAACATTGACCGTTCCCACACTCCACTCGGTATCAGCAAGGGCATACGCCATTGCAACATCCGCAGTTTCCGCATCAAACTTTTTTTCTTCCTTACGGACAGAGAAGGTCAAATCGTAAAACTCCGCCTCGGCATAAATCTGCGTGACGGTATTTCCGGTGCTGTCCTTCACATCGGTAACGGTACGGATTTTATACACATCATCCACGATCTGGATTTTCTTTTCATTCTCCAGGTACTTTCGTTTGCTGTCACGAAACGGAATGGAAAAGGTCAGCGTATCCTCACCATTGATTTCGCCCGTAACGATGATATCGTAGGCATTCTCCAAAATGGCCTCCCACGCACCGTTATCATCAAGTACAACAGGACGGGCATAGCCGATTTTCTCATAAGGCGCCTTTGGAATGTCATAAAGGCGGATATCAATGAGTTTCGGTGTTTTACTTGTATCCGTTGTGGTCAGCGTGACTTTAAAGCGGATATAATTTCGGTTCGGTGATTGCAGCTTGCCGTCCGTTCCGACAGCAACCCAATCACTCCAATCGGTGAGGTCATCACTGGTGGAGGTTTCCACCGATGCCACTGCCGTTGTTCCTGCCACATACTCACTTGTATAGGACACCTTGCCCGTGCCGGAAAGATTGCACTCCACTGCCTTGGTATAAAGAATACCGCTTTCCGGATAGACACCATCCGTTGCTTTCAGCGTTACACCGCTTGCATCGGTAAGAGCATCCACATCAGCGGAACTGTCAGCACCGTTACAGAGAATGGTGGCATTAAAATAGTCCACCAAATCATCTGCCGTAAGTTGTGAATCGCAATCTAAAAACCAATCGTCAAAGCCTCCTGCATAATAATAGCTTGTGGCGTGCATACCGATAACCAGATCCGCCGTGCAGGATGCATTCAACGTTCCCGTAAAGGACAGAGCATCCGACTTCCACACTTCTCCTGTGGAACGGTCGCCTACCACATAGGTGAACTTCTTGTTATTCGGTTCAATGACTCCTGCGATAAAATACCAACCGCC